TTCAACCTCACAGAGCAGTCGCGGCTATTCCGTACAGACCGCGACCTATATGAGCGGATGAAAGCTGCAGCTAACCGTTAGTATTTGAGTGTCTGCTCGTGATGGCTGCGCCACATAGAGCCTGGGGCTGCGCCCACATCCGTAAACCCTTTTTGAGGATTAGTCATGGCGACCCTTCGCTCTGACATCATCATCCCCGAGGTATTTACGCCTTACGTCATTGAGCAAACCACTCAGCGTGATGCCTTCCTGGCTTCCGGTGTGGTGCAGCCTCTGGCGGAGCTGAATGCCACCGAGGGCGGTGATTTCATCAACGTTCCCTTCTGGAAAGCCAACCTTTCCGGCGATTTCGAGGTGTTGACTGATAGCACCAGCCTCACCCCTGGCAAGATTCAAGCTGACAAGCAAGTTGGCGTGATCCTGCACCGTGGTCGTGCTTTTGAGTCTCGTGATCTGGCTGCTCTTGCTGCCGGTTCCGATCCCATGGCCGCCATCGGCGCCAAGATCGCTGACTACATCGCTAACCAGCGCCAGAAGGATCTGCTGTCCTGCCTTGGCGGTGTGTTCGGCAGCCTGGGATCTACCTCCAGCTCTGCCGCTTTCTTTGGTCTGACCATTGATGGCGAGTCTGGTGATACCCCCACCACTCTGAGCCCCCGCCACGTTGCCGAAGCCCGCAGCCTGCTGGGCGATCAAGGCGACAAGCTGGCTGCCGTTGCCATGCACTCCAAGGTCTATTACGACCTGGTTGAGCGCAAGGCCATCGACTACGTGACCGAGACAGACGCACGTCTGACCTCTAGCGTCACTGATTTCGTTGGCGGCAGCATCGCTGGTGCCTACGGTCCCGTGAGCGTGCCGACCTACATGGGTCTGCGCGTGATCGTGTCTGACGATGTGCAGACCGATGGCAGCGGTTCTTCGACCGAATACGCCACCTATTTCTTCACCCAAGGCGCTGTTGCCAGCGGTGAACAGATGGCGATGCAGACCGAAACCGATCGTGACATCCTCGCCAAGAGCGATGCCATGTCGATCGACCTGCACTACTGCTATCACCCTGTTGGCGCTAAGTGGGCGGTGACTACCGCTAACCCCACTCGCGCTCAGCTGGAGACGGTTGCTAACTGGTCGAAGGTGTACGAGCTGAAGAACCTCGGCATCGTGCGCGCCACCAACACCTCTAACTTCGATTGAGGTAACTAACCATGGCACAACCTTCCCAGTTTGAACTGTCCACCGAGCAGTACCTCGAAGCCACTTTTTACGGTGCATCCTCGATTGCCGACGTGCAATTCTGGACTGCTCCGGTGAAGTGCGAGGTGGTTGCAGTGCGTGAAGTTCACGCCACTGCCGGCAACGATGCTGGCGCCGTAACCGGCACCGTTCGTCGTTGCCAAGGCACTGAGGCCGCCACCGCTGGTGATGACCTTCTGAGCGCCACCATCAACTTCAAGGGCACTGCTCTCACTGAGCAAACCCCTGCTCTGACCACCACTACCAGCGACCTCACCCTTGAGGCTGGCAACCGCCTGTCTCTTGACGTGACTGGCACCACCACCACCTTGGCTGGTGTGATCCTGACCGTGCTGCTGAAGCGCGTCTGATGGGCATGTTCGCCTTTCGGCGACTGCGTGAACTGGAGGCTGCTTCTGCGGAGGCAGCCTCTCTTTCTATTGCAGAGCCCACACTTAAACTTGAGATGACGGAGCCACCCAACGATGGCAATAGCAATCAACGCAACCGTAGGGTCGGCAAGCGCAAACTCCTACCTGACGCTGGCAGCAGCGCAGGAGATCATTGATGGCTTTGTGCAAGATGCTGATGTGACGGCATGGGCATCAGCTACTACTGACCAAAAGAATCGAGCGCTGTTTACCGCTACCCAAAGATTGGATCGTGAGCGGTTCCTAGGCGCCCGCGCTACTGACACGCAGGCGCTGCAGTGGCCGCGTACTGGGGTGCGCAAGCCTGACACCTACATCAATACGTACGCTGTCGGCTTTCCGTTTCGCATCACGACGGATTACTACACGGACACTGAGATTCCGCAGCAAGTGCAGTATGCGCAAGTTGTGCTGGCCACTTATCTCAATAACAACCCAGATGGCATTGGGCTAAGCGGGCTGGAAGACTACAAGAACGTCAAGATTGGCAGCATTGACGTGACTCCTAACCTCGGTTACGGCGCTGTTGGTGTTGACAAGGTGCCGCCGCTGATGGAGCGATACTTGACCGGGCTTAGAATTAGCGGACCAGGCAACTTTGCAATCAAGCGGTCATGAGTTACAAGTATCCCGGCGCCGAATATATCGACGACACTGCAGCGCATACCGGCCGCTTCGGCAAAATCGTTGCCCTTGAAGACACGGTGATCGCTAGCTTGGCTGCAATGGATTGGACTGGCAACGCACTCAGCGCCATCCCGTTTAAAGCAAGCACCGAACTTGAAGGCGTGTTTACCAGCATCACATTGACCAGCGGCACTGTTGTTGCTTACAGGCTCTGATGGCTTACGTTCTTCCTGGTGGTGGTGATGCGGTAGCACGCGATGGGCTCGAAATCCCTACGCATGATTGCATTGTCAATACATACGACGGCGCAAATAACTTGCTAACTGCAACGTACAAACGCGGCGGTACAAGCGGCAAAACCGTAGCAGTGCTGACAATGACCTATGATGGCAACAATAATCTGCTTACCGTTGTTCGGAGCTGAGCAATGGCCTTTAAGCTCAATCCGTTCACAAGTGGTCTTGATACAGTCCGCAACCAAATGCTGTGGGGATCGTTTTACGACACGACTCAGCAGATTGCATCGGCTGCCAACACTGCCTATTCAGTTGGCATCAATTCAACGGATGCTGATAGCCGTGGGATAAGCATTGTTTCTGGCTCACGAGTCACCTTTTCTAGGGCAGGCGTTTACAGCGTCACTTACTCTGTCCAGTTTGTGAACACAAGCAACTCGATTCACGACATCAACATCTGGCTACGCAAGAACGACAGCGGCGCCAGCGGCGATGTGCCCGCCAGCGACAGCCGGTTCAGCATTATTTCAAGCCATGGCGGCGTTGATGGCCACGTTATTGGTTGCGTGAACTATGTTCTAAAACTTGCCGCCAATGATTACTTGGAATTGATCTGGTCTACCACAAACGTAGCCGCTAGCATCCAATCGCTTCCATCCTCGCCATCGGGACCAGCTCATCCTTCCATTCCTGGCATTATCCTTACAGCAGTGCAGGTTGCCTGATGGCATTAGCTAGTCCGCTACGCAAGGTTGCCAGCAAGTTGATGGCAAAGTTTGGCGGTGTTGCCACCATCCGCCGTGTAACAACTGGCTCGTATAACACCACCACTGGCACCGTCACTGAAACCACCGCCGACACTACAGTGCGCGGTGTGCTGGAAGATGTCAACCTGCGCGAGGTTAATGATCTGATTCAAGCTGGCGACAAGCGCCTGTTGATTGCAGCGGCTGATATTGCCAACGCACCTACCACGGCTGATGAAGTGCTAATTAGCAGCGTAACGCATCAGGTGATCGAGGTTCGTACGATTGAACAGGACAACACCCCGATCACCTACGAGCTAATCCTGAGGGCATAATGGCGCGCACGATCCGAGTTGCTGATATCGGCGACTACGCCAGCCAGCAGATGGAAAAGCTGCTGCGGGTTGCGGTGCTTGAGACTGACAGCAGGCTTAAGCAAGCAAGCCCTGTCGACACTGGCCGGTTTCGCGTTAGCTGGCAGGTAGGAGAGAATGCGGCGCCAGGCGGTGAGAAACCTGCAGGCACCTACAGCGGCATTCCGCAAATTGATCGCATCGGATACAGAGAAGAAAAGCTAGGCAACGTCTACAGCGTGCACAACAACCTGCCGTATGCAGAACCTCTTGCCAATGGCAGCAGCAAGCAAGCGCCAGCGGGTTGGGTGCAAGGCATCGCTAAGGACATCCAAGGGTTTGTACGTACAAATGCCGACCGCATCGGGAGGGAATCATGAGCAGCACCTACAACGACGTTCGCGCCGCCATTGAAGGACGCATTGCAACGCAGATGGCGCTGTCACCTGCATATCCGGTCAGCTATCAAAACGTGCCATATACGCCACCAAACAACACGCCATGGGTGCAGGTGTTCATCCGCTTTGGCGATAACAGTTACGCCACGCTGCTGCCGACTGGTGGCGCTGGCTTCAACCGCCAGACTGGAACACTGGTAATCAATGTCTTTACGCCGCAGGGTCAAGGCACTGCTGCTAATTTCACCATTGCAGAGCGGCTAAAGGATTTGTTTGATCGCGCTAAGTTTTCAAGCATTGTCTTTGACGCAGCTTCAGGGCCAGCGCAAGTAACGCCAGCAGCGCCTGAGCCTTACTTTCAAACTCAGCTAACTGCTACGTTTGAAGCCTATTTAGACTGAATCTAGCCACTACCGTTCACAACATGGCTGTTACTGTTTTGTCCGGTACGTCCGGCGCTCTCTACTACAAACCCGCTGGCACCAACGGCAACTTTCCCGAATCCGGCGTCAACGCCAGCACTGATGTCATCACCGTTCAGCCGTACCTGAACTTCAAGGCTGGCGATCCAGTCAAGTTCCGCGTTATTAATAGCCAAACCGGCGGATCCGGGTCCGGTACGCTGCCGGCTCCCATTGATGCAGCTACCACCTACTACGTGTTGAGCTACACCGCAGCCACTGGCGCGCTGACGGTTTCGACGGCTGCTGGCGGTACTATCCTCGCCATCACCGACGACGGCACGGCCGTGGCACCTAACGAGTTCGAGGTGTACTACGCCGACTATGCCGCCGTTGGTCAGGTGCAGTCGTGGTCGTTTGAGATCAGCCGCGCTGAGATCGACGTGACCACCATCGGCCAAACCGCTGGCCAGTATGCGCCCTTCCGCGCTTACATTCCTGGCTTCGCCGACGGCAACGGCACCGCAACGATCTACGTCACCAACGAGGACGCTGCGCTGTCCAATCGGATGGTGGAAGACGTGCTGCAGCGTCAGCAGGTTGGCTGCGGCTTCAAGCTGTACACCGACAAGCAAGGCACCGAGGCGCTTAGCCGCAGCATTGCCATGGATGCTGTGCTGCTGACCGCCAGCCTGAACATCAATCCTGATGATGCTCAGCAAGTGGAGATCACTTTCCGCCCGGCCGGTGTACCTACTTTTGACTTCAGCACTTCTGCTTGATAGTTGAACGGCCCCGGCTTATGCTGGGGCCACCCA